TCAACGCATTTTCAGGTATGACCGTATCCCAAAACCGGACAGCTTCTGTTGCAATCAAGCTATGACCTGTTGCATCCGGTCTATCAACTGTTGTCTTGGTTTCGGTCAACTGTATTGCACTCTTTAAATCACTACAATCTGCCCGCGCGGTCGCGTCTTTTATGTCGTACTGTGTACCGTTTACAGTTATTGTTTTAATATCACTCATGCTCCCCCTCCTGTGGTGATGGCAATGTCTTCGTTCGCAACGCTCACCGTGATGGCGAATTGTGAAGCCTGCTCTGCCGCTTCGGATGCGGTCTGTGCATCTGCCGCCGCTGACTCCATGTACTCATGCGTCCGCGTCGCATCAGCCGCCGCGCTGGTGATGATGTCCGCGGACGTTATCAGCGTCCTCTTGTCCGTGACGAATATGTCTTGAAATTCTATCTCTGCGTTCATCGGCACCTCCTATCTAGTGACGTCCTGCAAGATGTTGAGGTCGCCCATGATGATCGTGTAGACATCAGACCCGACCGTCACCTGTAAGTCGTAGACGTAGGTGCCAGCCTCGACCGAAGCGGTATCTGCCGGAGCAACGCGGACATCATAGTATCCGGTCTCGACTTTTGTGATCCCGCTGCCGAGCGTCTTCGTCAGGATCGCGCCGGACGCGGTCGGCGCCGTGCGGACAGTGAAGGCAGCCGCGGTCAGGTCCTGCTCAAGTCCATCGAACCTGACGGTGAACTCCATCGTGTCGCCCTTGACCATGCTAATGTTCACTATCTTCATCACAGATCACCCGCTTTCGTAAGGACCAGACCTTCACCGGATACGGACGCGATGACGAAGGAACTGTATCTTTGGTCAGCCTCGGTCACGATCTGAACCGCACGGTTCGCCTGTTCGGTCGCCGTCTGCGCTGAACCGGATGCCGCCGTGGCTGATCCGTCTGCAGCTGTAGCCGATGCCGCCGCAGCCTCTTCCGATGATGCCGCCGATCCGGCTGACAGTGCCGCAGCATCTGCAGCCTGCCCCGCTGCCGTTGCAGATCCCTCAGCCGCTGACGCCGAGTTTCCAGCCGCCACTTCTGAGTCGTGAGCAAGCCCAGCGGATGTATCGGCTTCGGTTGCCGAGGACTCTGCGTCTCTTGCCGCGCCCTCTGCGTCTTCGATGACGGTGTCTAATGTCTGTTGCACTTCATCCAAAGCGTCGAGGATTTGGGCATATACGCCCGCGGTCGGTTCGTGTGCTGATTCCAGATCGGAGCCGTAACCGCTCTGGTAGACATTGACCCGTGCCATATTCGCCGTGACAAGGTCTCCGCAGAACACCGACACGTAGAACACGCCTTCTCCCTGCAGCACTTCCCACGGCACATAGCACGCGTCATTTTCGAGAATCATTTCGTATGCGTCATCGCCGCGCCGGAAGATTGCGGTTTTGATTCCGGTCCATTCCGGGGACGCGAAGCAAAATTTTGCAAGCAGATAGTGGTATGAGTCACCGACCACTTGGAAAGAGTCCGTGCGCTCGATGGTCTGATTGTTGATTGTGAACTGTATCATGGGCGCCCCCTTAATGAATCTGAATCGCGTTAAGGAACGCGTACACGGTTGACGATTTGCCGGATGCGGAACTGGAAATATATGGGCGAAAAACTTTCGGCTCCGTGAGCGATGCCACAAAAAGCACATTCGCAAAATGCGATGTGGTGCTTGTGTCGGAAATAGTTCGGATCATATTTTTTCTTGCCGCCGTGCCGCTTGCGTCATCCGAGATCATGACAATCTCCTGCCGCCCCGCGTCACTGGAATTGCTCTGGAAAGTACCGAAGATAAACCACTTACCCGCCGGAAGACTCAGCCCGGTGGAGCCCACCGGATAAAATACAGCGGATTCCGAAAAGGTGATGATACTCTGCTGATACGGGAGCCCGATATTTATAGCCGCGCCAGCGTTGACAGCGTCTGCCAGCGTCTGAAAGCCTATCTTTCTGTCCGCGGATGAATCCGAGATAGGGATGTAATCCGTCGCGCCCGGTGAGCCGCTTATGGTTGGTAATTGTGGAACTCGCATAACTTTTCGATGATCCTTTCCGCGCGTGTCAGGCGCTCCGTGAGTGATATGATTTCTTCCTGTTGTCTGCGCACTTTGGCATGGAGTAAGACCGCAAGCTCTTGGTAGTTGAGTGCAAGATGCCCCTCGGCGTCCCGAACAAAGCCTTCGACACCATGCTTATCAAGCGCTTTCTGTACCCGCTGTGCCGAGTAACCGATATGCGGCTCTTTGCTGTCCTTCCATGTGTACAGAATCGGCTCGATGTCGTCCAGTACGTCAAGATAGCGGTCGTCCCACTCTTTTATATTCTTGTCACGCTCGTCCGATCTTTGAACAAGGTTGTCGCAGGATATTTCCGTGTTGACGTACAGAGAAGTCATCCGAGCCGCGTAAGCACTGAGCGGTTGCATGATGGCGCCGACACACAGCTTATAAATATGTGTTGCGCGTGTCTGGTAGCCGTTGCCGTCATCAACAAACATTGCCCAGTTGTCATTTTGATCTGTAAAGAGGACGCCGCCGCCCGCGCCTTTGATTCGAAGCGTTGTGTGATTGGCGTCATTGGAATATACCGCCTGGATTTCGCCGCCGTCATACTTGAGGACGTCACCGTCCCAGTTCGGCGTATGGCGAATGGAGAAACCGATCTTGTTCAAGGTCCGCGCATCGGCGTAGAAATGCAGCGGTTCTTCCATGCCCCTTGTGTTGATGCCGTTGTTTATCATCATCACAAAAGTATTCGAGGCTTCGTCAGACGCTTTATAGCCAAGCGCAAGACCGGGAGACCGAGCCATAGCACCCATGATATAAGCCGGGTCGGCGCCAGATCCGCTGTAATAGTACGTGCCCATTCTGCCAACGCGTGTTGGCGAATCCGGCATATAAAAATCAATATATCCGTTTACAAGACGCACGCCGCTTGTAGATGTGAACGTCGCAAAAATGCCCGTGTCCAGATCCCAATATGTCGCGCCGTTTGTCTTTGACTGTATAGTTCCGGTCTTGATCGTGTTGGCATTGATCTCACCGTCCATCGTGATGGCTACATCTTCATCAACACCGTAGTATCCGTCTGACAGATGCGAAAAACCTTTATACCCGAATTTCCACAGGTTGACGGCGGTCTCGATATTATCGGTGTCCATGATGAGGATTTCATTCGGCACACCGTTGGTGTATTTGATTACTACGTGCCCGCCGTTTTCACCCGTCAAGGTGTTGACGATGCCCGTTGCCGCCGCACTCACCGCAGCCGCCACGCCTTCGGTTGCTGACTTGGTCGCGGCATCTGTTATCATGGTCCCGAAGGTCGCCTTTGCGTCTCCCAGCTCCATGGAACTGTAGCGCTCCAGAAGCGTGTCGTAAACCGTTTTTACGATCTTTGCTTCTGCGGTCAGATCCAGATACGGATGGACGATTGTGACGGTGTCGCACAGGTTCACGTGCTGCAGCGGAGCCACGTCCTTGTATTCGTCCATCTGCCAAAGCTGTACAAAGTCAACCGTGATCGTGCGGCGCGATAACCACGGCTTGTTCTGATTGAGCAATTGTGCCGCGCGATTCCGCATCTGCTGGAAGGTCGGAGGCGTCGGGAAATCGCCGCTCAGGTCCAGAGGAACAACCGCGGACGGAGCGTATCGAAAATCAATCTCGGTGTCGCCCTCGTTCGTGATCGTTCCGTTTGTGTCCGTTGTCCACGGCTCATCGAAGAAAAGCACTCCGTCACGCCCGACTGTAAGCTCCGGCAGAATGGATGTATAACCCGTCTCAGGTGACCGCCAGAAGGGCATGACCGCATTGTAGGAGTCGCCCGCGTCATCTTCGTCTGTCAAGTCCGTCATGTTCTTACCATACCGGATCTGTACCGGCTTGACCTCTCCACGCTCCGCGTACAGCTTCACAGAGAAATGGTCAAATTCGTATTCGCCTGTGCCGTATACGTCCAGAATGGAGCCTTCTGAGCCGCCAAGCGCGGCGCGTACTGTCTTCGGTTCTTTCAGATCATATGGCGCTGACGTTGCCGGTTCTTTGTCGGTCCAATAGGTGAAGGGGTTGTTGGTCTGGCAGTACGTTATGAAGCCCTGCAGCGCGGTCTGAATGTCGACCGCCGTGAAGGGCTTCAGGACCATCTTGTTTTGACGATAGGATATATGCGAGGCGTTGATTGTGACGATGCCGTCGATAGGCTTGGAAATCTTGTAAATGTCGAAAGGCTGCGGCGTCTGAGTGTCATCGTGCGTGGCGTAAATGATAAGCCCGCGTGCGATCTTGTCGTAGTTTCGACCCGTCACGGGGTAGGTCATTTCCAGTTCGTAGACGCCGTTTCTTTCCTCGGTGACCTCGCATGATATGCAATCAATGAGACGGCAGATACCATTCGAGGTAAAGGCCGTCTCGGAATTTCTGTATAGAATCGGTATCATACACGCCACCACCTCGGAGTAATTTCGACGGATGTCACGCCGGAAAGAGTCACCGTGTTGAGTCCAGGTATCAGGGCAGGGAAGTCGTTCGCGCTCAAGGAGATCTTGTCGTTCCGTGACTCGCCCTGATAATAAGCGTCCATCAGCTCGCAGTCGATGTCGATGTATGGAGATACTCCCGTCACCGTGATCGTGACGCCGCCGAACGTGATTGTGCCGGAGCCGTACACCCGAAGGAGCGGGCGCGCCGGGAAGTCAGTAGGATTATAAAGTGTTCCGGTTGCGGTCATGGTGGTCACCGTGCGCCCCGCCTTCAAGTACCTTTGCGGCTTGCAGTTAAATGTCAGGTCGAAATTGCCCGCCTCAAGCCGCTGCGTCATCTCCGGTGCAAGTCCTCCGGCATAGTAGCCCATGCGGTACTCTTCGGGATAGTACGTGTCAGTGATTTCCTGATAGCCCGGATGGGACAAAAGGAAGGATTTTAAATCACTGATTGCCTTGCGGAAATTCGCATAGACAAAAGCCGGATAAGTCAGTTCGATATTCTCCAAGCGGTTCTCGATGCCAAGCAAGGCGCCGTTTCTTCCCGGAATCGTAATCGGATCATAGACTCTTTCTGGCGCATCAAAGACACCGGAACCGGATATGTATACGCCGTAGGTGGATAAGTCCACACCGGCAAAAGAAACAGTCTGTCTCATTATGCCCACACCCTTTCCTGCTGTCTCTGTAGCGCTACGAATCTATCCGAGATCTTGTCAGCCAGCGCATTGACATCCATGCCCTCGGTCGCGTACACGTTGATTGTCACCTCGCCGCCTTTAGCCGCCGCAATGTCGCGCATGAGCTGCCTGTGTCCATAAACCATTTCCCCGCCGGAGCCGTCCCCGAATCCCTTCGCGCCTGCAGGCGTCTGCAGCACAGTCGGCTTGGTGAAAAGGAAAGGATTGTCATACGCTTTCTTGTACCACTTGACGTCCAGCTTCGGTACCTGCGGCGGATTGAGTGAAAACTTACCGCTGACCGAGAAGTGAGGCAGCGTGAATTTCGGGAAACTCAGCTTGATGTTGAAAAGACCCTTGATGGTCTTTATCACGCCCTCAGCCGCCCGTCTCAGTTCTCCGAAGGGATCGGATACTTTGATCTTGGAAAATGCGGACGCGATGTTTTCTTTCAGCTTGGAGAACTTGGTTTTGACCGATGATGCGATAGACGAAACCGTACTTGTGACCGTGCTCTTGACCGTATTGAATTTCGACACGATGGAAGAGCCTGCGCTGTTGAATTTCGATGTCAGGGAACTGCGCAGCTTCTCAGCCACACCCGCGACCGCGGTCTTGATGTTATTCCACGACGTTGTCGCTTTGCTCTTGATACTGTTCCAAGCATTAGAGATGCCGCTCTTGATCTCGCCGAATTTCTTTGACACCGCGTTTTTCACGTTGCTGACTCCAGTAGAGACAGCGCCTTTAATATTCGACCACATGGATGTCGCGGTGTTCTTGATATTAGTCCAAGCAGTGGAGATCGCGCTCTTGATCTCGTTGAATTTGTTTGACACTGCTGTT